CTTCTTCGGTCCCGTGACCGCCAACTAAGCACGAGCGAGGTGAACCGACATGGCCTCTTCCTACAGCAATCTCCATCCCGTAGACCAGATCCTCAGCTCGCTCGTCGTCGAGGCTGTGCCCTCTGACAGCCAGCTCATCGCCGACAAGCTCTTCGAGAACATCAAGATTCCCGAGCGCTCTGGCACCCTCCTGCTTGAGCAGACCCGCAACTTCATGGGCGCGGGCGCGGGCCTCGACCTCGAGCGCGCGCCGGGCGCTGACCGCGTGTCCATCGGCGGCTTCGACCGCTCCTCGATGACCTTCAAGGCGCTGATCTACAGCGCCAAGGACAGCATCGCGATGGAGGACATCATCGACTCGCAGTACCCCGGCAGCGAGGAGCAGCGCACCGCCAAGAAGGTCGCCCGCGTCATGAAGCTCGCCAAGGAGAAGCGCGCCGCCGACCTCCTCTTCAACGCCTCCAACTTCACCGGCTACACCTCGACCTCGACCGCCACCTTCGGCGGGAAGTTCAACGCCGCCGGCGCCGAGCCGCTGAGCTACCTGCACCAGCTCAAGGACACCGTGTTTGCCAACGCTCACGGCATCGCTCCCGACACGCTCGTCATGGGTCGCGATGTGTTCCGCGCTCTCGCCCGCAACCCCGAGGTGCGCGGCTATGTGGGCACCTCCTCGCAGGGTATCGCCTCTGGCAACCTGATCCTGAGCGACGCCGCCGTGAAGCAGGTGCTGAGCGATGTGCTCGGCGTGCCCAACATCCATGTCGGCGAGGCGCGCATCGACAACGCCGTCCCCGGTGCGTCCTCCTCCGAGGGCTATATCTGGACCGGCGACTCGATCTTCTTCGGCATCCTCCACGGCTCCGACGCGGTGGTGCAGAAGGGCGGCGCGGTCAAGGCCATGCCGGTCGCGGCGCTCAATCTCGAGTTCGGCGGCATGATCGCGGGGCAGTATGACGACCTCGGTCGCATCCGCCGCTATGTGTGGGCTGAGGAGGTCCACAACTTCAAGATCATCGACGCCTCGCTCGGCTACCTGCTGACCGACTGCCTGTAAAATGCGCTGTGAGTGCGGTCGTTCCGTTCAACTGCTCGCAGAGGGCGGCAGCGCAGACAAGGTGGCTGTCGCTGATCTGACCGCTCAGGCGAAAGAGCAGGAGGGCGGGCGACGCGCGCTCACCTTGGCGAAGGTGAAGGAGCTGCGCGCCGAGATCGAGGCGGGGGACGCGATGACGCGCGCGTTGGGACAAAGCAGGAAGAGCCTCCTCGACACGCTGGAGGCGGCTCTTTCAATGACCTCGCCCGAGGCGCTCTTGGCGATGCCGAGAGACGCGCTGGCAGACTTCGTTCTACAAGCAGGCTTCGGGCTGACCCTCGATGACTTCCTCGTGCAGTCTGATCGGGTCGCCGCCGCCGCGCTCGAGGCCGTGCAGGTGTTGGAACCCGGCGCCACCACGGCGAACATACAAGGACAGCTCGATGTGTTCCGCGTCGCAGCTGTCGACAATGTCTTTCAAGATGTGATCATCCCCGACACGACATCGGCAGTTCGGTCGGCGCTTCAAGGCATGACCTTGGGCGTCCCCCTGCGGGCCTCTATGGGGCGTCTCTCTGCTCAGCTGGAGCGCTCAGAGGGGCGGCAGATCACCGAGCTCAGGACGCAAATCGCCTCCTATGGGCGGCAGGTCACCGCCAAGGTCGGCGAGGCGGCGGGGCTCGACCTCTACCTCTACACCGGACCCCGAGACGGCATCACTCGCCGGTTCTGCAAGCAGCTGATCGACAAGGTGGTCGACGAGGCGCAGATGGCGAGGCTCAACAACGGGCAGGGCCTACCTGTCAAGCTGTCTGGGGGTGGCTACAACTGCCGCCATTCGTGGAGCCCTGTGTCGCAGGGCTTCGTTGACGCGGCGAACCTCACGAGGGCGACCGCCGCCGACATCTCCAAAGCCAATGCAGGAGCAGGAACATGAGAAAGGCTGTCACCGGGGAGACGCACCGCTTGGAGTGGCAGGCACCGGGGCCTCTCACGGCAGTCCCCACCGCAACATGGCGCGAGGAGGGGCAGACCACCTTGATCAATCTGACGCAGACGCGCGCTGCGATCTCGGTGTCAGCCATCGCCGCCGACCGCAGGACGCTGACCGTCAGCAATCAAGCGACTGGTCTGCAAGCCGATCAGGCGCGGGCGTTCCTCGTGACGGCAGGCGACAGCATCTACCCTGTCACGCTCACGAGGCTCGTCGGCACGACTGCGATCCTCGCCGAGCCCCTGCCGCGCGAGATCGACCTCGGCGCGTCTGCGCTCCTCGAGTTCGCGCTGTGGTATGGCACCGTCCCCTCATGGGTGACAGACAGCTCCGCGACCTATCCGCTGGAGATCACCTACTCCATCGACCGGGGGCAGGGCGCAGAGATTTTGGTGCAGCGCGATCTATTCAAGGTCACGCCCCGCCCTTTCGCGACGGGGCTCGACCACGAAGCGCTCGTGGCGATGATGCCGCAGCTCGCCGACATGGTGCCCCGCCGGCAGAGCGACTTCTCGTCTCAGATTGCAGCTGCTCTCGACGAGGTGGTGCTCGCCCTGCGTGACCACCTCAAAGACCACGACCTGACCGAGGACGAGGTCTTTAACGGCGGGTCGTTCATGAACGCTCATGCCTATGCGACGGCGGTCCGCATCTACGAGGCGGCGCTACAGCTCGACACTGCCGACCGACTGCGGGCGCGCTACGAGGAGCTGCTGAAGCTCGCTCTGCGTCTCGTGGCTATCGACAAGGACGGGGACGGCATCGTCGACGATGGCGATCTGGACAACGCCCAGATCGGCGGGTCGGCTCGTGACCTGCGCGCGTCGTGGAATACCTACACCAAGAGCGCCAACGACACCTTCTTCACTCCTGCGCGCGGCATGCGCCACTAGGGGTCGATCATGCCGATGCGAGCCACCATCAACCTCAACCTGCCGGCGGCGCTCTGGACGGCTCAGCAGTCTGCGACGCTCGCGTCGAATGTAGTAGCCTCGATCAAGATGCGGACGAGCGAGGGGCTCGACACCAACGACAAGCCGTTCAAGAACTACAGCAAGCGCCCGATCTACATCCCGTTCAAGGGCGCGAGGCTCAAGCCCAAGGGCGGTCGCGTCTCGAGGACGGGTCGGTCGATGTTCTTCGCCGGCGGATACCACGAGTACAAGCAGAAGAGCCGCAAACATGGGGCAGGGTCGAGCGCGCTCGTCGACCTCGTGGCGAGTGGCATCCTCATGAACAACCTGGTCGTGCTCCACGCGGACGCGCGCCGCTTCGTCATCGGTCTCACGCCCGAGGTCAGATACTACGGCTACGGGGTCAATCAGACGCGCCCCTACTTGGGGCTGTCGTCGAGGCAGGTGGACATCGTCGTCAGAGCGGTGGAAAACGACCTGCGCGCCAACTTCGCCCGAGGAGGTAGGACATGACACAAGGCATCTTCGCGGCGTGCGCCAAGCTCGAAAGAATGATCGAGGCGGTCACGCCCAAGACCGACCTGCACCACGGCTTCACCGCCATCAACGCTCGCACCGGCGGTCGGGTCGCTCCCCTCGAAGCACGACAGCACACCAACCGCTCGTTCGAGCTGCGCCTCAACGGCTTCTCGACTGACGACGGGGCGGCGGCGCTCTCTGGCAGACGTCGCGTCCCCATGCTCCTGCGGGTCAAGTACGAGATACCCGCCGAGGAGCACTACCGCGAGCGGCTGATCAACGAGGACGCGGCGCTGCTGCTGCTCGCGCTCAAGGGGCCCGACTACGCGTTCTCGACCAGTGGCATCATCTCGGTCATCCCCGGTGAGCCGAGCGCCGAGCCCATTGTTGACCCGACGACCGAGGCCACATTCATCATCCTGTCCTTCCCCTTCGATCTTCTCTACTTGGAGGCTTGAACATGGGCGTCACTCATCGCTCTCTCAGCGTCGCCGTCGAATCTGCGTTCGGCTCGCTCTCCACCTCGACGGGTCTGCCCGAGACGTCGGGGCTGTCTTTCGTCTCGCTGCCCTGCGAGCGTGACCCGATCCTCATCTACGGTGACGCCGTGGTCAGCGAGCGCAACGACGCGCGTGACGGCTCCTTCGGCATCGCTCCCGAGCCTGACACCGTGTGGTCTGGTGGCTCTCGCGTCCGTCGTCGCACCGGGCAGGTGCAGCTCCGCATTGACCTGACGACCATCGGAAGCGCCGCCGACACCTATGCCGCCAACTACCTCGGCTACCTTCTCGGCGCTGGCTTCCTCTCGAATGTCAGCATCATGAAGAGCAACACGCTGACGAGCGTGACCGATGTCAACACGCTCGTCACCGCCAGCGCGGCCGACTACTCGATCGGCGGCATCATCAGTTCATCGGTGAATGGTCGAGCCGAGTACAGCGCCGTCACCGACAACGACGCGAGCGGCGATGTGACCGTCAGCCCCGCCTTCTCGGCTGGCTTCAGCGGGACGCCGCTCGTCCGTGGTATGCAGACTTGGTTCCCGGGCTCGAGGACGCTGACCGGCGACCGAGCCTATTCGCTGTGCTTCCGCGTGGACGGCGTCGGCTTCCTTTCGTTCGCTTACGGCTGCGTCTTGGAGAGCATCGCCCTGAGCCTCGACAACGGGCGCGTCATGGCGGAGATGACCTACCAGAGCGCCCTCATTCAGGA